ATGTCTTATCGGGAAATCAAGGAAATGCTTGATCAGCAATTGGATAAACAGTTTGATGCAGACACCAAATTCAGTAGTGATGCGCTCGTTGCCTATTTGCGGTATATCGCGGACCAAGTCGAAATGAAACAGATAATGAGTACTTGCTCGATTATCCAAGTCAAAGAGCTTCCAATCAGTTCGCGATTAAAATCTACACTTATAACAAACGGTGTCGTTGAGATTGATGATGTTATAAAGAATGTAAAAGCAACTTCAACCCTTAGAATCAGAGGGGTAGGTGAAAAAGGGCTTGTAGAGCTTAAAGAGGCGCTTTACAGTCAGTGTGGAATCAAGGTCGAGTAAAATCTATATATAAATTCATTGCGAGTGGATTCCAATAACCACGTGGATTCGCTATATTGACGGCGTGGTGGCGAAGCTACGCACAACAAAGACGACCTGGCCCGACAGTTAACTCTGTCGGGCCTTTTTTATTTCCGGAGGCGGTATGCACATGCGGCAAACGCGGGTTGTTCATGACGCCCTGGGGCTGGCCCACGGTCAGCATGTCCTGATGCCGTCAGGCCAGGCCGCGCGCGTCGCCGAGATCAAGCTGCACTCCATCGTGTTCGAGTACCTGGGCCTGCGCCAGCGCGAGCTGGTCGAGTTGTCGCGGGAGCAAGTGCGGCAAGGCGTCAGGTTCTGATGGCGGGCTCACCCAAGCGGCTATGCGGCCGGCCTGGTTGCGGCGCCCTGGTGACGCCGCCGGAGCGCTACTGCCCGACGCATGCCGAGAGCGAACGCAAGCTGGCAGCAGAGGCTGACGCGCGGCGCGGCACCCGAACCGAGCGCGGCTATTCGAACGCGTGGATCAAGGCATCCATCGGCTACCGCCGAAAGAACCCATGGTGCGTGACCTGTAAGCGCGCCGGCCGGCTGGTGCCATCAGCGTGCGTAGACCACATCAAGCCGCATGGCGGCGACCAGACTCTGTTCTGGGATAAGACCAACTGGCAGGCGCTGTGCTGGCGCTGCCACTCGGAGAAGACCGCCCGCGAGGATGGTGGGTTTGGGAATGGGAGATGCTGATTATTAAGTGCATTGCCCTGCAGCTATTGCCACAGGGCATCTCCAGTCTTCCGCTGTCACTGCCCGTAGATCACAGGCACAGCAGAAAAACTGTAAACACTCTATTTTTCATGGACAGGGGTGTTTGCGTTAGTACTTTTTACCAGGTCGATGCCGTGGAGGCAGTCTTGCTTGTTGTTGTAACCCTCTGCGGAGTCCGCAACGATCTTGTTGTTGGCCGCGAACAGTCTCCAACGCCATTGCCCAGCATTGTCTTTGTACACAACGAATTGCATGGTGATCCTCCATGGAAGAAGAGTTCAAAAGCTACCTTTTCGAGTACCGATATAACGGAGAGCGGTATGGCTTCCAGATCAAGGCGCGATCTGCTGAAGAGGCCAAGCAGCATCTACGGTGTATCGCCTCCAATGCATCATATGACGGAGAGATATGTCTTGTCATTGATGTGGGTAATGGAAGCATGCTGAAAAGGTTGTTGCAGTTCATGCGATATGTGCTAGGCACCCCAAGCAAGTAGACCTGATTGATAGCCGAGGAGATGGCATGAAGGTCAATAGCATTCAGCAACACCACACAATCCATCTGGCACACGTTGACGAGCCCGATCTGCTGCGGCTTGTGACTGAGGCCATCGCCCAGCAGCTTGGCTTGGATGCCCGCGCGGCGAACGTCAAGGTGCGGGCTTACACCACCAGCTACTCCGAGGGCAGCCTCGGGACCGGCAAGACGCGCGTCGTGGTGGAGATCACCGAGGACCACGCGGAGCAGGTCAGCGCGAGGCCGCCAGACGCCTGAGCCGGATGCGGTACGAACTGTTCGCGTTTGAACCATGCCGGGGGGTAGGGGGGGGTAAATCCTTCGCGGGATTCGGCCAGCCGGAACCGCGTGCTTCAGACTGTATTTTTTCCCGCGAAATAAAAAATTTGGGGGTGAGATGGCCCGAGCGCCAGGGGGAGGGCGGAAGCCAAAGCCGACCCACCTGAAAATCATCACCGGCAACCCGGGCAAGCGCGCGCTAAACAAGGCGGAGCCGGAGTATTCATCCGTGCCGGCCGCGCCGCCGCCGGACTGGCTTTCGCCGCTAGCCGTTGAGAAGTGGGAAGAGTTGGCGCCACTGCTGGCCGGCACCAAGGTGTTGACTGATGTCGACCTGCACAACCTAGAAGTGTTCTGCCAGGCCTATGCGCGCTGGCGGGAAGCCGAGGATAGCGTCAGCAAGAAGGGCGTGATTGTTGACACGCCGTTCGGGCCGAAGAAGAACCCGGCCTGTACCGTCATCAACGAGACCAGCCGGCAGCTGGCCGCCTTCGGCGCCATGCTTGGCCTGGACCCTTCCAGCCGAAGCAGGCTCGGAACGGCCGGCGCGGCCACGAAGACAACCAACCGGTTTACCGGGCTGCTGAAAAAGAAAGCGTCATGAAACGATGGCATACCCCCACGTCACCGCGGCTACCAGGTGGGCGCGTGATGTGGTGGCAGGCCGCTTCCCGGCAGGGAAGTGGACGCGGCTTTCCGCCCAGCGCTTCCTTGATGACCTAGACCGCGCAAAAACCAAAGGCTTCCCATACAAGCTGGACAAGGCGGAGGCCGAGCGCTCTTGCTGCTTCGTCGAAGAGCTTCCGCACACAAAGGGCAAGTGGGCGCGGTCGGGCGAGACAATCAAGCTCGGCGCCTGGCAGTGCTTCATCTTCGTCAACGTCTTCGGCTGGGTCCATAAAAAGACTGGGCTCCGGCGCTTCCGCGAGGCGTACAACGAGATCCCACGGAAGAACGGCAAGTCAGTGTTGGCGGCCGGCGTCGGCCTGTACTGCTTTGTTGCGGACGGGGAGTTTGGCGCCGAGGTGTATTCGGGCGCTTCCAGCGAAAAGCAGGCTTGGGAGGTTTTCCGACCGGCCAAGCAGATGCTGGAGAGGACACAGGATCTGCTAGACGCATCCGGCGCGGAGGTCTACGCGAAGGCCATGGCCATCCCCGAGGATGGCAGCCGATTCGAGCCTGTGATTGGGAAGCCGGGCGACGGTGCGTCGCCATCCTGCGCGCTGATCGACGAATACCACGAGCACGACTCGTCTGATCTGTACGACACGATGATTTCCGGCATGGGGGCACGCGAGCAGCCGCTGGCCTTCATCATCACGACCTCAGGCTTCAACCTGGCCGGGCCGTGTTACGAAAAGAGGATCGAAGCGGAGAAGGTGCTGCAGGGGCTGGTGGAGAACAACGAACTGTTCTGCATCATGTTCAGCGCCGACGAGGATGACGACCCTTATGCGCCGGGAACGCTGATCAAGGCAAACCCGAACTGGGGAATATCCGTTGATCCGGATTTCATGCTCAGCCAGCAGAGGCAGGCTGCGCAGAAAGCCAGCATGCAGGTTCGTTTCAAGACGAAGCATCTGAATATCTGGTGCTCGGCGAAATCGGCCTGGATCAATATGGCGGAGTGGCACGCCGCGGGCGACGAGACGCTGAGGGAGGAAGACTTCCTCGGTGAAGAGTGCGTGGCCGCGTATGATCTGGCCAGCAAATTGGACTTTGCAACGCGGGTCAAAATCTTTGCTCGCAAACACGAGGAAACTGGACGGACTCACTACTACGTTTTCGCGCACCACTATCTGCCCGAGGCGACGCTGGAGGCGGAGGACAACCCGAACCGGGCCGCCTATGTGCGGTGGCGCAACGCAGGTTGGATCGAACAACACGACGGGACGGAGAACGACTTCGCCATGATCCTGCAGGATCTTGAGGACATCCCGACGCGGTTCCAAGTGCGTGAGTTCTGCCAGGACAAGTTCGGAGCTGCCTGGATCGCCCAGCAGCTGACCGCTGGCGGCGCCACCGTGGTGGACGTGCCGATGAAGGCCATGTATCTGACGCCGGCAATGCGCGAGATTGAGGCGGCGCTGCGCTCGGGCCGGTTGCATCACAACGGCGACCCGGTGCTGGCGTGGATGATGTCCAACGTCACCGCACGGGCGGACAAAAACGACAACCTGTTCCCGGACAAGCAGAGCGCGCAGAACAAGATCGACGGCGCCGTGGCGCTGATCATCGGCATGACGCGCGCGATGAACCCGGAGCAGCCGGATAGCGGTTTCAAGTCCGCCTACGAGGACGAGGTTTATATATGAGCAACACGGACAAGCTCACCATGCTGGTGGGCCTGGCGGGGGCCGCTGCGGTTACGACCGGAGCGGCCCTTCTTCATTCCGCTGCCGGCTGGATAGTTGGCGGCGGCTTCGCCCTTGTGTGGTCGTTCATGACGGCACGGGCGGCGGCGGGGAGGGCTGGCTAATGTTCTCCTCCCAACAATTTGGCGTTCAGGACGCGGCCAACCCGGATCGCGGTTGGATCTCCAGCCTGATGGGCGCCGGGGCGCGCAGCGCCTCGGGTGTTCGGGTTTCGCCTGAAAAGGCGCTGGCGCTGACCACGCTGCAGTCGTGCGTGACTCAGATTGCGGAGTCGGTCGCTCAACTGCCATGCGAGCTTTACCGGCGAGATGGAGATAGCAGGACACGTGCGACGGACCATCCTGTCTATCGGCTTATTCGGCATGAGCCGAATGAGTGGCAGACCGCGTATGAGTTTCGGGAGCAGCAGCAAGTATCTGCTGGTCTTCGTGGCGCGGCCTACAGCTTCATTGAGCGTGATGAAGCCGGCTATCCGGTGGCGCTGCTGCCTCTGGACCCAACCAAGGTGCAGGTGCTCAAGGGGCAGGATCTGCTGCCGTACTACCGGATTGGCAGCAATCCGGCGATGCCGATGCGGATGATTCATCATGTCCGCTGGTTCACCCTCAACGGCTATACCGGCGTGAGCCCGGTCCAACTGCACTGCGACACCATCGGGCTGGCCCTTGCAACGCAAGGCCATGCTAGCCAGGTATTTGCCAACGGCACCCACTTGGCTGGCGTGCTGGAGCGGCCGGCGGTAGTGGGGCAAACCCTGCTGAAACCGCTTGAGACGGATAGGATTCGGGACATCAAAGAGGCCTGGCGGGCGGAGTACTCCGGATCAAGCAACGCGATGAAGGTGGCGGTGTTGCAGGACGGCATGACGTTCCGGCCGCTGTCGATGACCAACGAGGACGCGCAGCTACTCGAAAGTCGCAAGCTGTCGGCGCTGGAAGTTGCTCAGATCTATAAGATGCCACTGCACAAGGTAAACCTGCTGGACCGCGCGACCAACAACAACATCGAGCATCAGGCGATTGAGTTTGTCGTCTACTGCCTGATGCCGTGGCTGCGCCGGCACGAGCAGGCCATGATGCGCGACCTGCTGCTGCCGAATGAACGTGACGAGTACTACATCGAGTTCAACGTGGGCGGCCTGCTGCGCGGCGATACACAGACCCGCTATGCCGCGTATGCGGTGGGGCGGCAATGGGGCTGGCTCTCGGTCAACGACATCCGCCGGCTGGAGAATCTGCCGCCGATCCCGGGCGGTGACATCTACCTGCAGCCGCTCAACATGGTTCACGCCGGCGCGGGGCTGCCGAAAGGGGCGGGGGCTTCGGCCGAGGCCATCGATGCCATTCACAAGATTCTGGAGACCCAATGAGAAAGCATCTTTTCCTGCACCAGCTGTTCAACCAGCCGCACATGGTGCTGCCGGACATGCTGCATGAAGCGGTGGCCTGGGCCGGCCAGCGCATGGGCGTCAACCTGCAGCAGGTCAACATCGGTTTGCCGATGACGGCCTGGAAGGAAGACGGCGACCACGGCGCAGTGCAGGCAGTGTCCGCCGAGGACCGGCGCATGGAGGCCGCGCGCGGCAGCGGTGTGCTGGTGATGCCGGTCGCCGGCATCTTGGTGCCGCGGACCAACGATGTAGGGCTGTGCTCGAACCAGACCAGCTATGAAGGCCTGCGCAGCCAGCTGAATGCCGGCCTCAACGACCCGAGCATTGAGCACATCGTTGTGGACCTGGCCACGCCCGGCGGCGCGGTGTCCGGCTGCTTCGAGTTCGTGGACGACATCCGCGCCGGTCGCGACGTCAAACCGATTACGGCGCTGGTTCACTACAGCGCTTTCAGCGCCGGCTACGCCATTGCCAGCGCCTGCAGCGACATCGTGCTGTCGAAGACTTCCGGCGTCGGATCCATCGGCGTGATCATGAAGCACGCCGATTTCAGCCAGAAGCTGGAAAACGAGGGGGTGAAGGTCACGACCCTCTACCGCGGCGCGCGCAAAGACGATATGTCGCAGACCGGGCCGCTGAGCGAGGAGGCCATGGTTGCCGCCGACAGCATGCTGGACCACTACTACGAAATGTTCTGCGACACCGTCGCGCAGAACCGCGGCATGAAAGTGTCCGCCGTGAAGGACACCGAGGCAGGGCTGTTCTACGGTGGCAATGCAATTGAGGCCGGTCTGGCCGACGGCCTGGAGAGCCAGCAGCAGGCGGTGAACCGCATTGCCGCCAGCGTCGCCGCCAAGCGTGCCCGTGTGCCGAAAGCACGCGGCAGCACTCAGGCCATTGCCGCATCCATGGCCATGAGCCTGAATCTCAAACTCTGATCCAACGCGCCGCCGCACGGCGACGACAACCCAGCTCCGAAAGGAGCTTTTTTTATTTCTACCGCCGAGAGGCGGTTTTTTTTCGTCTGGAGAAAACCGAATGTCGAAGATCGTAGAACTGAAGCGCCGCCGTGCCGAACTGTCCGCCAAGGTGGCCGAGATGGCCGCCCTGGAGACTGCCGGCGAGGTGATGAGCGCCGAGCAGATCGAGCAGATCAATGCCATGCACGCCGAGTTCAACCAGCTCGGCGCGCAGCTGCAACGACTGGAAGCTGCTGAGCAGATGCAGGCGGCAGCTGCCGTTCAGGTGGAGAGCCTGAACGCTCAAGGCGCGCCGCCGGAGGACAAACTGTACGCCCAGCCTGCCGGCAAGAAGGTTGCCGGCGCCGGTGTCGCTCACCTGGCCATGGCCCTGATCGAGGCTCAAGGCAACTACCAAGCCGCCGCCAACATCGCCGACCAGCGCGGCTACGGCGCTGAGGTGGCTGCTGCCCTGAATACCGCCACGCCTTCGGCTGGTGGCGTGCTGGTGCCGACCAATCTGGCGAGCGAAGTGATCGAACTGCTGCGCCCGAAAACCGTGGTTCGCCGCCTGGGTGCCCGCTCGCTGCCGCTCAACAACGGCAACTTGACCATCCCGCGGCTGAAGGGCGGCGCACAGGTCGGTTACATCGGCACCGACACCGACGCTCCGGTCACTGGCGCTCAGTTCGACGACCTGAAGCTGTCGTCCAAGAAGATGGCCGCGCTGGTGCCGATCAGCAACGACCTGCTGGCCAACTCGGGCATCAGCCCCAACGTGGACCGCGTCGTGGTGGACGATCTGACCTCGGCCGTCGGCGCGCGCGAGGACAAGGCGTTCCTGCGCGATGACGGTAGCGGCAACCTGCCCAAAGGCCTGCGCAACTGGGTGCTGCCGGGCAATGTGTTCCCGGCGCCGGCGATTGCCGCCATCGACGCCGCGGCGCTGCAGGCCATCGAGTTGTTCCTGAATACGCTGATCCTGGCGCTGGAAGGCGTCGACGCCAATATGGTGCAGCCGGGCTGGGTGATGTCGCCGCGCACCTTCCGTTTTCTGGAAGGCCTGCGCGACATGAAGGGCAACAAGGTGTATCTGGAGCTGGGCCAGAAGCAGCTGAAAGGCTACCCGGTCGGGCTGACCACTCAAATCCCCAACAACCTGGGCGCCGGCGGCGATGAATCGGAGCTGTATTTTGCCGACTTCGCCGATTGCTTCATCGGCGAGGACCAGGCCTTGATGATCGATTTCTCCAAGGAGGCGACCTACAAGGACGGCGACGGCAACGTCATCAGCGCCTTCCAGCGCGATCAGACCCTGATCCGCGTGATCGCCAAACACGATTTCGGCCCGCGTCACCGTGAGTCGATCGCCATCGGCATCGGGGTGAAGTGGGGCAAGTAAGGCAGTAGCGGCCGGGTTTCCGGCCGCGAACAACTCAAGTTGGAGAGCGAGATGGACAAAATTGTAGTCAAGTTTTTGAAGCCGCATGGCATCTACACCCCTGGCGACATCGCCGGCTTCGATGAATCGCACGTGGAGCGGCTGGAGAAACTGTCCGAGTCCGGTGTCGTTGAGCTGTATAAAGCCGACAAGGCGGAAGAAGGCGGCGACGCTAACAAGCGGCAAGGCAGCAACGGCCGCCGTGGCGCTGCCGGCGAGGCCAACTGATCATGGCCGCCGTGGTGACCCAGCGCAGCGCGGCGGCGGTGTTGACACTGGGGCAAATCAAACAGCAGTGCAACATCGATCTCGACATGACCGATGACGACGAGCTGCTGACGCTGATGGAGCGTGCAGCGGTGCGCGCATGCGAGGGGAAGCTCAAGGGGCCGTTGCTGACGGCGAGCTACCGCGAGACCTTCGGCCAGTGGCCGCTGATCCCTTCGTTGCTGCTGCAGACCGCGAATGCCAAGTCGGTGCAATCCATCATGCTGCGGCAGGCCGGCCAGGAGGTGGAATGGCGCGACTTCGTCGCACTGGAAGATGGGCCGCACCTGTTCATCCGGCCGCGCGCGGCGTGGCCGAAGATCGACGCTGCGCCGGATGCGATCCAGATCACGTACATGGCAGGGTTCGGAGCCGCTGGCGACCGTGTCCCGGAGGATATTCAGCAGTGGCTGCTGTACCGAGTCGGCACATTCTACGAGTTCCGCGAGCAGTTCATCGCCGGGACCATCGTGACCGATCTGCCGAAATCGTTCGTTGACGAGATGCTGACGCCTTACACCATGCAAGTGGTGGCGCTATGAGAGCCGGCCGCCTGCGGCACCTGATCCAGATCCAGCGAGAGGTAAAGCGCAAAAACGACCACGGTGAGAACGTCAGCGGCTGGGAGTTGGTCTGCAAGACCCGGGCAAACGTAGCCGACATCACCGGCCGCGACAGGATCGGCGATGTCACGCTGCACCAAATCGACGCCCGCGCCTTCCTGCGCTGGCGGCCAGGAATCGAGGCCGGCATGCGCCTGGTCCACGTCAAAGACGGCGTGACCAGAACCTACACCGTCAAAGCGCTGCCGATAGACAGCGACGGCCGGCGCCGCGACATGGAACTGATTTTGGAGTTTGACGATGGACGTCAGCCTCAAAGCCGATGACGCTCGGTCGCGGATTTTTGCCCGGCTGGAAGGGCTGGCCGGCGCGGTGGAAGAACGCCGCGAACTCAGCCGGCCGCTGCTGGCCGGCGTCAAAATCATTATGCGGCGCGCCAAGCAACTGGCGCCGCGGGACAGTGGTTTCCTGCGGTCGCAGATCATCGCCTGGACCAACGTCCGCAAAACCGATGCTCCGCTGACCGGCTTTGTCACCGTGGCCACCAGGGCTAAGCGGAACCGCGCCGGCGAACTGAGCCGCGCCAAGTTGGCTGCCAAGGCCAGCAAGGGCCGCAAGACTGATCTGGTAACCGCCTACTACGGCCGGTTTATTGAACAAGGGACCAGCAAAATGGATCCGCATCCTTACCTGTCACGCGCGGTTGATGAAGTTGGGGATGAAGCGAAAGAGGCGGTGCTCGACGGCGCGCGTGGAGTGCTGCTCAAAATGGTGGAGGCCAAGCTGTGAAGGATTTCGATATTGCCCGCGCGGTATACCAGCGGCTGGAGCCGGCGCTTCCCGGCCGAGTGGCGCTTGGCGTGCTGGTGCTGGAGCCGGAGGACGTGGCCGAGCCGATGACGGTTATCCATCTCGATGACCACCAGCCGGAAGATAAGAAGGGGCTAGCCGTGCGCAATGACCGGACCCAACTGCGTCTGACGACGGTTGTCGATGCACTCCCCGGTCAGGTCTATTCGCGGCTGGAGCCGCACATGGGCGCACTGCGCCAGGCGCTGTTCGCCGATCACAACCTTGGCGGCGTCCACCACATTCTGGAGCTGACCGAAACGGGCACGCGCTACGGCTTCAACCGCGATGAGATGACCTACGTCGTCGACCTGGCCATCGAGGTGAAATTCAGACGTAGGGCTGAGGAGCCCTGATCACCCAGCAACACAATCCATCACCGCCGCCAGGCGGTTTTTTTATGCCCATAGGAGACGGAAATGGCAGCGATTCAGGAATACAGCTACATCGGCAACGGTGTGGTGAAAGTGCAGAAAGGCGCGGCCACTGCGCGCGAGGTCGGTAACTGCTCGGGGCTGAGCCTCAAGATCAGTACTGACGAAAAGAAGCTGGTGGATTACACCCGTGGTGGCGGCGGCACGGCCAATAAGGTTGTCCGCATCAGCTCGGTTGATGTCGAAATGGATCTGCGCGAGCTGTCGCCGGACAACATCGCGCTGGCTTTGCAGGGCGACGTCACGATTGACGCGACGAGCAAGGAGGCCACCATCGAGGCGCTGACCCAATTGGGCACCGAGTACAAGCTGATCTTCGAAGGTCTGAACGAGGCGCAGAGCGGCGCCAAGGTCAACGTCACCATCCATCGCTTCAAGCCCAGCCCGGCCGACGACTTGGCGCTGATCGGCGACGATTTCGCCACGCTGAAGCTCAAGGGCGGCGTGCTGGCTGATCGCACCAAAACCGGCGGCAAGTCGATGTACTTCCAGGTGGTGATGGCAACTCAGGCGGTGTGATGAAAGGCCCGGCAGTAATGCCGGGCCATGTGTTTAGGAGATAGCCACGATGAGAAAAAGCAAAATCACCAAGCTTGGAGATGGGCGGGATGTGCTCTGCCGCGAGCTGACGGTCTCCGAGATCCGCGCCATGTTTGAGAACCCTCCAGCAGATCAGGTCGACGCGCTGCTCCTGCCGGGCATCTCGCTGACCGAGCTGGCTGCCATGACCGATTTGCCGCTGGATGAGATGGCGGAGCTGCCGCCGTCGCAGCTTGAAAAAGTCCTGGCCGATTGCCGGGAGGTCAATTCGTATTTTTTCGACATGCAGGCCCGCCTCGAAAAGCTGCTCGCGTCGACGCGGTCCTGAAGCAGTTCGACATGCTGGTATCGGCTCTGATCCGCCTGGGTCACAGCGAGGCCTGGCATTACACCCATTCACAGTTTCAACACGCGATAGACGAAGCCGAGGCCGCCCATGGCAAACAATAACGACATGCTGATTCGGATGGTGATGGCAGGCGATGCGTCCCCGTTCCTGAAAGAAGTGGTAGCTGCTGAGCAGAAATTCGGCAGCGCGCTTCAGGGTATGTCGGCCACCGCGGCCAAGATGGAATTGCTCGGCAAGGCCCAGGAAAGCGCGAAGAAGGCCGCCGCCGAATTCTTCAAACTGAAGAAGGAGAGCGAGGCCTACCAGAAGGCTATCTCCATGGCGACAGGGCCGACCAAGGATCTTGAGAAGGCCTTGGCGACTACGGACAAGGCGCTCGACCGCGCCGAGAAATCCATGCGCCGGCAGATAGACTCGGTCCAGGGTCTGCGCAAAGAGCTGAGCGCCGCCGGCGTCGACTCGCGGAATCTGGCCGCGGCCCAGGCGGAGATGTCGGCAAAAGTCGCTGCCACCTCCCGTCGTGTCATGCCCGCTCGCAGGCTTGATGCCGCGCGCGATGTAATCGGGATTCGTTCTAACCCAGAGATTGAGCGGGAGATTGTGCAAACCCAGGCGGCTTACGCGCGCTTGGCGCAAAGTGGAACGATGTCGATGTCCGAGCAAATGAGGGCAGCACAGGCGGCGCGCGCCCGGGTCGCGGAACTGCGGGCAGAACTGGCCGGCGGCATTCCCACCACCAGCTTTTTGAGCACGGGCGCCGGCAAGCTGGCGGCGATGGCAGCCGGCTTCATCTCGTTGAATGCAGCCATTGGACTGACCAAAAGCATCCTGGCCACGGCAGGAGAGTTCGAGACGTTACGCACTCAACTGAACTCGGTGGAGAAGTCCGCAGAGAAGGGTAAGGCCGCATTCCAGTACGTCAAGGACCTGGCCGTCAATACACCGTTCCAAGTGAACGGTTTGACAAAAACCTATATCCAACTGAAGAACTTTGGCCTGGACCCCACCGCCGGCTCCATGCAAGCGGTGATCGACCAGGCGTCGAAGCTGGGTGGCAGCCAGGAAACCTTGACACGCATCTCGTTGGCGCTGGGCCAGGCTTGGAGCAAAGAAAAGTTGCAGGGCGAGGAGGCCTTACAACTGATCGAAGCCGGCGTACCCGTTTGGGAGTTGCTGGGCAAGAAGCTGAACAAGACCACCGCGGAACTGCAGGATCTTTCGCAGAAAGGACAGCTGGGGCGCAATGCTATCAATGCCTTGATGGAGGCGATGGAACAGGATGCCGCCGGGGCCGCCGCGGCCCAGATGATGACCTGGAACGGCGTGGTGTCCAACGCCATTGACCTTTGGCAACAGTTCCTGGACGACATCGGTCAGGCCGGCCTGCTGGAGTTCGCCAAAAAGGCAATCACCGATTTAACCGAAGCGCTCAACAGGATGAAGGAAACCGGAGAGTTGGGCCAACTGGTGCGCGATATTGCGGAATCGTTGCAGGCGCTGGGGCAGATCGCCATCGGTACGGCCAAGTTCATCGTTGAGCACAAGGAGGCGATTGCCAGCATGATGGCAATTTACCTTGGCTTTAAGGCAAAAGGGCTGGTCGTTTCTTTAACGTCCGACTTGATCAAGTTTGCCGAAGCTGCGGGTAAAGCTTCCAAACTGATCAAGGAGGTAAAGAATGCGGAAACGCTCGGCGATATGGCCGCGGCGGCCGCTGGTAAGAAGAAAACTGGAAGCGCGGCTGCCGCAGGCAGTGCAGCTCCAATATTACTTGAGGGGGGATCAGCCGCAAAAAGTGTGACGACTAAATCGGTCAGCGTCGTGCGCACTGCTTTGCTTGGAATGGGGGAAAGTTTTACGGCATTCGGTGCGGCCGTCTCTGCCGGGATAGGGGCAGTACTGTTGCGCTTTTCTTTGATTGCAGCTGCAGCCTGGGGGGCTACCAAGACCGTTGATTTGGGCCGGGTTGCTTGGGAGCACTATTCTGTTGCCGTGAGTGGACCAAAGCAACACCTTGAAAGCTTGCAACGAACTATGGCCCAGACCAAGGGCTATTCAAACGTCGTGGTCGAAGGCGCTGCTGCTGTTGACCAGATGACGGACGCCTCGCGCAAGCATTACCTGGAAATGCTGAAGCTGGCGCAAACCTACTGGCGAGCAAAGTTTGAGGCCGAGGCTCGGAAACAATGGGGCTCGCCGGAGGCAAAAGAAGCCTTCAATATGGCCAAGATCTACAGCGAAGCCATCACCATGGTTAACAACTACAGCACTCGGCGGATTGCTGCAGAGAAGGACTTCAAGGAAAAGGTGGAAGCTGTACGCAGTGGCGTGCTGAATGATCTGGCCAGCAAGCTCGCCAAAGAGCAGCAGCTGTACGACAAGGCCAACGATGCATTCAAGGACGCGGTTGACCGCCGCAAGAAGCATCAAGAGGCCTGGTATGGCAACAAAGCCGTTGACCCGGCGAAGAAGGCCAAAGACCCGGCGATCATGGGCGTCACCGACTACTACGAGGGATTGTCGAAAGCGAATGCCCTCGGGCGGAAGGCGCAGGAGAGCCAGGCCCAGGCGGCCAAGACGGGGAAGGACGCCGATCTTCGGCAAGCCGCGCGCGACGCCACGGCGACGGAGAAGGCTTTCGAAAGCTTGATGGACACCATCAACAAGCTGCGCGAGGCCGGCAAGATCACAGAGGGGGAGTTCAACTTCTTCAATGACCAGGCCGGCCGGGCCCAAGACGGGTTTGATGAAAAGACCGTCAACAAAGCCAAGGATCAGCTCCAGCAGGCCATGGAAAAAGTTGAGGCTCTTAAGCAAGCAGCAGAGAGCATCAAGAAGCTGCAGATCGGCTTCGACGCAGCCAAGGGAATTGCAGACCTGGATAGCTTGCTATCGCAGTTCCAGGCAGCAGCTCAGTCCAAACCGGTGAAGGTGCCGGTTCAGTATGTTGGGCCAGATGGCAAGTATCTGAGTGATGCGCGCCAGACCCTTGGCTTGCCGGAACGCCCACCATCAGGTGTTTCTGTCGGTGGAGGTACTTCGGATCCACAAGCGGAGGCGGCCAGAGCCAGGCAACAGCAGGAGGCTCAGAACTTGGCGGAAGCGCGCCGCCAGGTTGGCTTACCAAGCGGCGACGCAGGGGCAAGCAAACTGCCGATTGGATTCGACCAAGAGGCAGGAAAAGCGGACCTCAACAAATTGCTGACCGATTCGCAGCAATTGGCCCAGAACCAACCGGTTCAAGTCCCGGTGAAATACGTCAGTGATGGCATGCCACCACCTGCCTCATTGGCAGAAGCTCGCCGGCAAGTTGGTTTGCCAGAGAAAGGGCCCGGCTTCTCCGGCGGCGGCTGGACCGGCCCCGGCGGTAAGTTCGAGCCGGCCGGCATCGTCCACGGCGGCGAGTTCGTGCAAACGCAAGAGCGGATGCGCGAGCCCGGCGCGCTGGCTTTCATGTGGGACTTCCACCGCCGCGGCATGGGCGCGCTGCAGGACTGGCGCGGCTACGCCAACGGCGGGCTGGTTGGCGCCGCGCTGCCGACGTTCGCCGACCGCATCAGTCTGCCGGATGTCGGCGGGCTGGCTCAGCCGGCGGCCAAGGCATTGGGCACCTTGATGCTGTCGCTCGGTGGCCAGCAACTGGCGGTATCGGCTGACCCAGGCGAGGCCAGCGACTTCATGGCCGGCGTCCGCCGGCTGCAACTCAAATCGTGAGGCGGTATGAACGCACCCATGTTCCAGATCGGCGGGCTGGTCTGCCCGCTGTTGTCGCATCTGGATTTCACCCAGAACTATGAGCAGCTGGCGGCGCGGGTCACGCTGCGCTCGGCCAGCGGCGCGGGCTTCCGGCAAACGCGCTGGACCCGGCTGAAAACCTCGCTCCAGGGCGGCGGTTGGCTGCCGGCCGGCCTGTCCGCGCTGGACCTGTCCCAGCCGCTGGAACTGTGGTGCGCGTCGCCGCGCGCCATCGCCAGCCCAGCGGCCAGCATTGCGCTGCCGGCGCATCGCCAGGATATGGGCGTTTACGGTTTCGCGGTGCTGGCCGGCGGCGAGACGGTGGAAACCGTTGTGGAGGTGTCCGGCGCGGTGGCCAATCTCGCGCCGGTGCCGGGCGCGGTCGGCTATCAGGTCAGCTACTGGCCTGTGCTGACCGTGTTCGCCGAGCTGACGGAAACCGGCGACCTGGCCGCCGGCAATTTCCAATGGACGCTCAACTGCGAGGAGGTGTGATGGAGATCTACTGGAACGACCTCAAGGCGGATCTGCCCACCGGCCTGTCCCCGATGCAAATGGGGAACCCGGACATGCTGATGTTGCGCGCGTTCGGCATCACGATGCAGCCGGCTGATAAGCGCAACCGGCGGACGGTGGTGTGTTTTCGCGCAAACGACGGCAGCAAGGCCGAGCTGATGCACCTGGACTTTCAGGAGTTCTCTATCAACCGCGCCGCTGAGCCGGTGCGCGTCGGCGGAGAGATGCAGCAGCAGCAACACAACTGGGACGGCGTAGCCTGCCAAGCCTTCGTCACGCAGTCCGCAGCGTCGCTGAGCGCGCTGTTGAAACGACCGGCCCAGGCATTTGAAGCCGAAGCGATGCCGACGGCGCCAGCGGTGCTGTTTGATCTGAGCGGGCTGCCGGCCGGCACCGAGTGCTTTGTCTATGCACCAAACACCAAGGCGTTGGCCTGGCCGCGCTGCTCCTTCGTTGTTGCAAACAACAGCGGCAACGTGTTCACGCTGCAGAACGACGGCACGATCAAAAACAAAGACGGCTCGGCGGTCGTTCCGCCGCAGATGGGGCCGGGCCAGACCCGGGCGTGGTATCTGGATCTGGCGATGCACGTGCCCTCGATGTGGGGCGATACCAGCACGCCGCCGGCGGCATACGTTTTGAATGAGCTGAGACTCCCATGATTCTGACCCCCATTGCCGGCGCGCCGCTGGCGGCGCTGCCTGGCCCGAGCAAGAGCCCGGGCGAGCGCGGTGTCGTCAGTCTGCCGCTGGCGCTGTCAAAAGGCGCGGTGGCGCTGTCCTTGCCGCTGCACCTCGTGGCGCTGGGCAGCCCGCGGCACGCCGGGCAATGGGATGTTCGCGCGGTGCTGGAGCAGCAGGATGTCAGCGCCTGGTTGACCGGCTCCGTTCGGATTGAGGCCGAGGAAGGGCTGGCGCGGATCTGCGAAATCCAGCTGCTGCCTGGCGCGCCGTACACGCTGGCCAGCGTCAGCGGAAAGCGGCTCACGGTGGACCTGCAATGCGAGTCCGGCGGCGCGTGGTATCGACGATTCACGGGGCGCGTCGAAATGCCGGAGTTGAGCAGCGCCACCGGCGTGCTGACGCTGCACGCCACCGACGGCCGCCGCGACCTGCTGGCGCGCAAGACGCGGGCGGACTTGGCGGCATTGCTGGGCGGCCACTGGTCCGACTTGGTGTTCAGCCCGGACGCGGATTCGCTGCGCTACGCCGAGGACAGGCTGTCGACGGTGCAGGCCTCGTTCGATCTCGACGTTTACGGCAATCCGCGGGTGACGCCGTGGCGCGCCGGGCCGGCGGCGTTTCGCTTCGACGCCGGAGTGATCCTCGATCAGTCGCTGCAGTTGAAAACCAACAGGCTGGCGGAGCTGTTCAACACCGTGGAGGCGAAGTTCGAATTCCGCTTCCCGCGGCTGAACGAGTGCCGGCATCGGTTCACATGGGAGAACAGCCAGCGGCTGGCGGACTTCTTCCTTGGCAAATTCCGCTATCCGGAGAAATCAACTGTCGCCGGCGCCGCCAGCGGTACGGGCTGGACGGTGGTGAACACGACTTATCTGCCCAGTCCGCCCCAGCAGTATTTTTCAGAAAACGGCGTGCTGTACTTTTGGAAGAACCCGCTCACCAGCACCCCGGAGGCAGACCCCTACTGCAGCCGGGCCGAAGTAGATCTCAAGTGGCGATGCGCCCAGCAGATCACGGAAGAAATCAAGGTGGTGGCGGTGGCGCCGGACTCAGTGGCCGCCTATGGCACCCGCAAGAAGGAAGGCAGCACCGGCCAGTTAGCGGTCGAGGTCGATACCAGCGGCTGGGAGAAAGGCGAAGCGACGTTTGACGGGCCGATGCCGGATCTGGATTGGCTGCCCGGACAGGGCCGCGCGCAAGTCAATGTCGCGCTGCAGTGCTTGTTGGCCGAGGCCGCGGCGCAGATCGCCGCGAGTCACCGCAATGCGACCCTGACGTTTCAGGTGCCGGCGCATTCGGAGCTGGACGTGTGCCATACAGTGGCCGTCGAGCATCCGCAAGTCGACGCCGTCGGCAAAGTGCAGCGGGTGGTGACCACCCTCGACACCGGCAACGGCCGCGCGGTCGACGAAATCACGATGGTGCTGTTCGGCGCGCTGGCGGTGGGGACGGTGCCGGTTGATCCTCTGCCGGCACCGAAAAAGCCAGAGATCCCGCAGCCACCAATGAGCACCACCGGCAGCGGGCAAACGACGCTCGACGTCAGCAACACATCGACGGCAACGCATGACGGCTTCCTGGGCTTCTCGGACAAGCCGTCAACAGAGGATGCCACGCGAGCGTCAGAGTTCCGCATCACCGTGCCGGAGATCCCGGCCAGCACGCGTGACCCGCTGACCGCGTCGGCGACGGTGTCGTATCGGGTGGGCGTGCCGGCGGACATGATCACATTGAAGAGAGGGTAAGCATGGCGGTGACTTTGGGGTTTTACAGCGACGCCGCGCTGACCGTGAAACTGGCCGGCCTGCCGCTGAGGATGTCGGCGGATGGCCAGCGCCTGGCCGCGCGGTTCTGGCTGGGATCGCCCGACCCCGGCACGTTCAACCCGGGCTCGCCGCCGCTACAGCTGGCACCGCTCAGCGCCGGCAGCGGTGAGCCGATTGAGTCGATTCGACTGGCGAGGACCGAGGCCGCGCTGGAAACGGCACCGCCCGGCGGCGCGCTGGAGTTGCCGGCACCGCTCCAGGGCGGTGCGGAGAACGCGCTCGAAATCTGGGTGCGCTGGGACCACGCCGGCAGCAACGGCGCGTGGTCGAATGTGACTTTGACGCTCGGGGAGGTCATCCAGACATGAAGCAATCAGATGCCAAGATGCTGGCGCAGACGCTTGAGCAGACGCGGCGCGCCGGCCAGGCCAAGACGTCCTTGCCGAAGCTGCCCGCGCCGGGCGCACTGCCGGCGAAGACCGGCGCCGGCCGCGGCACGGTCAGCGCGCCTACGGCGTCTACCGGCGCCATCGCCGGGCCGCTGGTGGAGAAGGACGCGAGCCTGCGGCAGTACCACGCCGAGACGAGCATGACGACGAGCGACGGCCTGTTCGTGATCAAAGTCCAGGCCATCAAACAAGTCACGCTGACCGACGCCAACGGCAAGGCCGTGGTGATGGAGTACGCCGCGCCATGAAGCTGGATACCCGTTCGCCGCTGCCGATGGCGCGGCCGACCGCGGCCGGCCATCCATTCCATGGCCTCGTCAAGCAGGGACTGACGTTACCAAATGGCCGCGTTGTGCCCTACAGCGTGCTGGGGATTTCGACCCGGCTGAAAGTGCCGGGTTGGGAGGGGCAGGAGCAATACGACCCGGTCACGGGTTACCGCTGGCTGCCGTATGCGATTTACCAGCGGTACAAGAACTTTGACGGCTGTTATCTGTACGGCCGCTTGATTAACAACTGCGACTGGTTCGTTGCGTTCGGAGTGAACGACGTGTGGGCGGTTGGCATCACCGCCACCGGGCTTACGCTTAAATGCCTGAACCGGCCGGGCACCAAGTCGTTTCCCTTGAACTGGGGCGCGGTGGCGGATGCATTCAAGCCGAACACCGGCTGGAAATGGGGCCTCGCCGCGGTGTCGCCCAGCGGTAATGCCGCGGTGATGTCGTTCATCGGGAAACTGAATATCTATGCGGTAACGCTGCAGCTTACACAAAATGGCGCAAGTATCACTATCTCCGAACACAGCGGATGGGGCGCTCAGTCCGGGCACATGTATGAGCGGAGGCTGGGTGTTGCTGGATTCGTGTACGGGGAGGGTGTTGTGCCTGCGATATGTGAGTCCGTGATCCTATCATCCTCAGTTGAGGAAATCCCCGAGGTGCCCGGTGTATCAGGTGCTAAAACGCGCTTCAAGGCATTGTTCGAGTGGAGAATAGGTTCGGTTAAGCTGGGCCAATTTTGGATTGAACAAGAAACATCGCCGATGGGGATGGTTACTACAGAGCTGCGACAGATTCAATCCGGGGTATTACAAGCCCCTGGGTTTGTGTGGGAATTTGAAATCGCGTTCAACAATATTGGCGATGGCCTGGTGATGGTTGGGAAATACGAGACATACGGCGTTGTCGATCTAGTCGCCGGCACCGGCACTTTGTGGCCTGCGGGAGCAACACACGTCGCCGTCCACCCGGTGACCAGGCAATTAGTTTTTGACGATGCGCCAATCTGCTTTGCCTGACCCGCCATACCGGCGGGTTTTTTCATGGAGTTCGAATGGATCATTTCAATGGTGATACCTGGCGTCGGCATGTCCGGCTGGAGTCCGGCCAGCTGTCGGCGCGGCCGGTGGCGGCGATTGACTCCAGCGGTGCGGCCGTCCGGTTGAGCGTGCCGGCGCATGGCCTGCCGCCCGCCTGGCGCGCTGCGGTGACCGGCGTCGCTCTGCCCGGGCTGACCGCGCGCAACCGGCCGCCGGCGGTGGATGATTTCTATCAGGTCATGGCCATTGATCAGAACACGCTGGAAGTGATCAACGTGTCCGGTGCTGGCTGGCCGCGCTACACCGGCGGCGCAGTGTTGCAGTTCGGCGCGCCGCTGGATCTGGCCGGCGTGAGCGCGCGGGCGACGTTTCGGCAACCGGGCGGCCAGCCGCTGCTCGTGCTGTCGCAAGCGCCGGCGCTGGTTGTGGAAACGGGCGGCGTCTGGATTACCGCTCCGCCAGCGGATACCGCGCGCTGGCCCTCTGGCCCGATGGTTTGCGCGTTGGAACTGACTTGGCCGGACGGCGCGGTGCGCACGGTTATCGCCGGCCGCTTCACAGTGAAGGAGCCGGGAGATGGATAAGCAGCCGCTAGCGGTGGTGCTGGACACCGACGCGGTGACGGTAGTCGTAGAACAGGCGCCTGAACTGCGGGTGATTGAGGGTGTGCCAGGGCCGGTCGGGCCGCATGGCAAAAACGCGGTGGACGATTTCGATTTGGACATCGCGCTGCTGTACCAGATAGCGAAACTTTGAGGAGAAGCCCATGAGCTTGCAGACACGAATTGCCGAGCTGGCCCAAGCCATCGGTACCGACATCAAAGCCCTGACCGCAGCGCAAGGCAGTCTCGCCGCGCTGAACACGACGCAGAAATCCAGCCTGGTCGGCGCTATCAACGAACTCCAGGCACTGGCCGGCGGCGGCGCGGTGATCGACGACACGGCGGCGAGCGCTGGCAAAGCGTATTCGTCGGCCAAAGTTGTCCAGCTGCTGGCCGACCTCAAGGGGCAGATCCTGGGCGGCGCCAGCTCCGCTTACGACACGTTGCTGGAGATCGAGCAGAAGCTCGGGGCCGACGACAACGCAATCGCCGGCCTGTTGGCCGCAGTCAATGCCCGGATCAGCTATGCCGACGCCCAGACGCTGACTGCCCAGCAGAAGGCTATGGCCTGCGCAAACATCGGCATCGGCGACCCTGATACGGATTTCGTTGCTGCCTACAACGCCGGCAAAGCCTGATGCTGGCCGCCAACATCGCCGCAGGTTTTGCTGCCGCCGGGCGGGATATAAAGGCGTTGGCGGCGGCCGGACAGATTGCTTACTTTGCTGGCCAGAATCCGCCGGCTGGCTGGCTGCGCGCAAATGGTGCGGCGCTGGCGCGCGATCACTACGCCGAACTGTATAGCCTGCTGGGCAGTGCCTTCGGTGATGGCGTCAGCACGTTCAACCTTCCTGCAGTGCCGGCGCCGGCCGGGCTGATGGCCTGCATCCGAACCGGCGGCCAGGCAGTGCAGCCGCCCAGGTCCGTTGAAGTGCATGCCTTCCAACCGTCGACGGGCGAATACCTGGGCGCGCGGCTGGCGGACCTCTCGCCGAACGAGCCGGGCGACGTGGTGCTGCTGCCGCCTTTCTGCACCACCTCAGCGCCGCCGGCCGCCGGCGCGAACCAGGCGGCAGTATTCGATAGTGGCCAGTGGCGGCTGGTGCCGGACTACCGCGCGGCCAGGCTCTGGAGCACCGCGACGGCTGCGAGGGTGTCGGCCCAACTTGGGCAGTCGCTGGCTGACCTGGGCGCCACGGACCTGCCGCCACCGTTCTTCGGAGTGTGGGATGGGCAGGCCTGGCAGGTGGACGAATCCGCGCGCGCGGCCGCCGATGCCGCCGCGGCGCTGCCGGAGTTTCGCTATCTCGACGACTCGACGCGGCGCAATGCGCTGATTCAGCAGGCGCAGCAGGACGCGCGGCAACTGCTGCTGCAGGCGTATGCGGCGCGTAAGCCGCTGGAAGTCGTGGCACTGGCCGGCACCGCAACGCAGGCCGAGCAGGATCTGCTCGCGGCGTGGAAACGCTATTGCAATGCGTTGGCGAAGTTGTCCCAGCAACCAGGCTACCCAGCCACAATCGCATGGCCGGTGCCGCCGGCCTAATGCACGCAAACGAATAGATTTACCACCTGGGCCTCCGGCCCATTTTTTATTTCTGGGAGGGGAAATGCGGGATATGGGCAAAGCGGGGGAGTTCGCATCGGAAGCGGTCAAGGCTGCGCCGCCGGTGACGATTAGCGCGGTCAGCTTGTACGGCATCAGCGTGGCGGACTGGGTCAGCATCCTGACCATCGCCTACCTGTTGATGTTGTTCTTCACGTCGGGGCCGAAGGTGGTCGCGGCGGCGCGCCGCTATGCGGCCGAATTCAGGGAATGGAGGACAGGGAAATGAGCAAGGCGAAATTCATCGTGAGCGGAGCGCTGGCGCTGGGCCTGGCCATCGTGTCGCAGTTCGAAGGACTGAGGACCAAGGCCTACCTCGACCCGGTGGGCATCCCGACGATCTGCTACGGCAGCACGGCCGGGGTGAAGCTGGGGCAGACGCGGACGGTGGAGGAGTGCAAGGAACTGCTGGCGGGAGAGTTGGGTAAATCGATGGCCGCAGTTGACCGGCTGGTCAAGGTGCCGCTGCCGGACACGCGCAAGGCGGCGCTGGGCTCGTTCGTCTACAACGTCGGCGAAACGGCGTTCTCGCGCTCCAGCATGCTGCGCAAGTTGAACGCCGGCGACTGGCGCGGCGCGTGCAATGAGCTGCCGCGCTGGAGCTACGCGAAGGGCGTGCAACTGCCGGGCCTGGTTAAGCGGCGCGCCGCGGAAAGGGAGCTATGTTTGCGCAACTGAAATTGCTGGCCGGGCTGGCGCTGGTGGTGGCGTTGGCCGCCGCCGGCTGGCATTACCACGCCGTGCTAGCCGAGCGTGACGCCGCGGATCAGCGCGCCGAGGCGGCGGAACGGGTGGCGGCCGGCGAGAAAGCAGCAAGAGCGAAGGAACAGGCAACGGCTCGCAGCGACAACGCGGCAGCTGCCGCATACCAGAAGGAACTAGAGAATGGGAAAATTGAACAGCAGGGGGCTGTTGCTCGTCTGCGTGCTCAGCTCCGGCTGCGCGACCAGCGACCCGCCGGCGGCGGAAATCTGCTCGAAACTTCCGCCGGCGCCGGCCAGCGTGATGGAGAAGCAAGCGCCGAGTTTTCTGGAGCGCAGCGAGAAAAACTTGCAGCAGCTCTTGAGCGATTTGGGATTGAGCAGTACTCAATCGCCAGCGACTCCGACAAAGCAGCCAAGGGACTCGGCGCCTGCCAGGTAATCCTCAGCTCGGATCGCGCGCAGTAATTCCGTGGCAGACCGCCAGCCAGATGTGATGCCTGACCGGCAGTGCCATAGGCTGCTGGGCGCTAGACATTTAGCGGTTGCCGAGGGGGCCGTTGCAACGCAGCGGCTAGTCTTTCTTCGGCTCCGGATTTAGAGTTTCGCCAAGGGGTGTCTCCCATTTAACAGTAGCGCAAAACGCTTCCTTTCCTGTGCGAGCCAAAACAACTAAGCACAGAGCGACAAAAGGAACTAGAAGTCCTGCGACGACACCGAACTGAGTAGCCATACCTGCTGCAATTGCTGACACGATTGCCGTTTGAGATTTATCGGCGTTACTCGCGAGCTTCTTCCTAAGGTCAGCGTACTTCTTGTTGGAAGTGCAAATTAACATCATAAATTCTGCTTTCAAATTCCCCCAATAATCTGTACATTCTAAATTTCTACTAGAAAAATCGTCGAAACCGTCTATGGCCAGAGGTAAGAAAGATTTTCCGAAACTATCTATGCTTTCCTTCCCGCCAGCGCTGCGAAGCAAGGCACCGATCTGGGAGAGCTGCATCTCAGTATCTGTGTCAAACAAATCACTTTTCCCAATTTTTTCCGGATTTTTGGCAATATCCAAAAGTTCACCTTCGTGTAGATCAACTACCCAATTAGTACTTGCAGCGTCGGCCATAATGAGCCTCCCATGTGGTAACACTGAGTGAAAGAGTAGCGAACTTGACACTACGACCTTGTCAATGATGTCTCTTGATCTTACTAAGTGAGCCCTTGAATTGGGGCCCACTTGGCTCTTTTAGTTCTACCTCCGCGACACACCCTTATCCGTCAGCCCTTTATAGCACGTCAGCATCAAATCTCGCTGAATGCCGTCCACGATCTGCCGGGGGTACATCGAGCGCCAGGTATTGTGAAGCCGGAGTGTATCCTCGTTGATTCCCTGGTCCAGCTCCTGCTGCATGATCACCTTGTAGCTGCGCCACGCGTGCCAGTACAACTGCTGCACCCGGCCCTCGCTGAAGATCACCGCGTCGTCTGGGAGCATGTGCCGGATTTCGTCGGCGATATCGTCTTGAAGGGCTGGGGCGCCTGCCGCTTCCCGTTCTTTCGTCCAGTATTCCCACAGCACGTCGTCGCACTCGGCCTGGTACTGACGGATGCGCTCGCGCAACTCCGGCCGTACCTTGTTGGGGCTGATGGTGTATAGCCAGCCGGCCAGCTTGCGGAGAGCGAGGCAGAGGGATTTCTGCTGCCCGCCGAGGGAAGGTATTGCGATTTCCACAATCCCTGCAGAGAAGCGCTGCTTGAGCTTAGTAAATTGGGATGCCCAATTGAGCCCCATGCCCTCGGCTATGGGCTTCATGGGGGTATAGGCTTCGCCTGCGAGTTGGATGATATAAAGCGTGTTGCCGTGGAACGGCACGGAGAGAGTTTGCATGATCATGCTCCTGTGTTGCGGATAGCTCCACCAACACGCTTCCTACGGCGGGTTGGCAGACCGAACGGGGGTAGGAAACCGGACACAGGACCGGCCCAGCACAAGCTGGCCCCGCCCAGCCCGCCAGAAAATGGCATGCCAAGCGATGGACACAAAAAAACCGCTCTCGCGGCGGTGTCCGCCTGTGCTTCTCCGGGTTCCTACGCCCGCATCGCGTGATTTGTCCACGCGACGAAGCAAAGATAGCCCTGGAGCAGGCGAAAGTCAAAAGTAGGATCAAGGACAAGGCGGCAAGCGGAGCGCGCTGCATTTCTTGCTTCATGACAAAGTGATAATCTATCGGCCTCTCAGATTGTGGAGGCGGGCATGAAACAGACCTTGTACGACTTCATCGGTGTTGGCCGGTATGCAGCGGACGCCGAGGTAAAAGCAGCCATCTTGAAGAAGGCCAACGTTCAAAGGGAGAGCGGCGCGGTTGACCAGTTTGACATCTCCTTGTTGAAGCAGGCGTCGGAAATCTTGCTGAACCCGGATAAGCGCAGGAGCTACGACAGGTCGATGGAGGAGGCTGTGTTACCGGCAGATCCGCCGACAGGCAACCGGGAGTGGAGGGTGAATAATGGAATCCTCCTTCTATGCCTTCCACTCGCATTCTCATGCGCCTCTGGGCTGCTGGTCGGCCTGATCAGCATTCCGCTCTTGGCCTATAACGTGATCGCCGGCGCGTACTCGTTGATGGTGGCAACTACAGCGGCCTTGGCCGCGGTCGAAGTCAGCAGGAACTGCAACTATGAGGACGGCGACGAGCACAGGGCGTTCTTTGCATTCCTGGGTATGCTCATCCTCTGGCCGGTTTACTACCCGTTCTACTTTTCATACAGGAAAAAGCAGGGGTTTCCTGGGCATGGTCTGGCCTCTATTGCGGTCATGGTGGCCACAGTTGTTTTGTTCTTCTCGCCGATGCTTGTCGCCAAACAGCACCAAGAGACTGCCATCAGGAAAGTGGAGATTTTGGATCGGCATTCCCAACGCGACCTGGAGCAGCTGAATTCACAGATGCAGTAAGACCATCGTGTTTCCGCCATTAGAGCAGGCATGCTCTATGCTGATTTCATGTGCATCAACTTCACCCCGCCCACTCATCGCCAATTGCTGGACGGCTTCGGCCTGGACGCCGCCGGCTTGGAGTGGCGCGCCGAGACTTGGCAGGACTACCCCGCGCCCATCATCACCGCGGCCGGCCTACTGATGGCCAGTTACGGCTTTATCCCCAAACCCCATCTGCCGCCTGGCGTGCGCCTGACAACGATGAACGCGCGCGCCGAAACGATAGGGGAGAAGCCGACGTATAAAGGTGCGTGGCGCAAAGGGCAGCTGTGCTTGGTGCCGATGCAGGCCTTTTTCGAACCCTGCTATGAGTCCGGAAAAGCCGTTCGCACCCGCATCGGCCGGGCCGATGGCGAACCCTTCGCGGTAGCCGGCATGTGGCGCGAGTGGCAGGAGCCGGACGGCGGCATCTCGCATGCGTTCACGCAGATCACGATCAACGCAGACGAGCATCCGCTGATGAAGCGCATGCACAAGCCAGGCGATGAAAAGCGCTCGCTGGTGATCGTACCGCCGGCGCAGTATCAGGCTTGGCTGGAATGCGCTGAGCCGGAGCTGGCTCGGGCGATGCTGGCGCCGTTTCCCGCTGAATTAATGTGCGCAGAGCCGGCGCAACGGATGACCGGAGCAAATGGAGAGGAGAGAGGCAATGGATAAATCAGACTTCATGAAAGAGGAGTATCTAACCCTTCGCAAGGAAGTTGAAACCGCTGTGGCCGAACTGTCAAACGTAGAGCGACAGGCTTTGTTTGCCTCTGCCATAATTTACTCTTGGTTATCGACTACCAAATTTAGCTCCTCAGTAATATGGTTTGCTTGGTTTGTGCCTACGATCATTGTTACTTTCAGCGGGCTCAGGTGTTACACCATAGGGCAGCATTTACGCCGTTTGAGTACTTACATAAAAAAAATTGAGGCGGAGATGGCCTCTCAAAATCAGTACGCGACAGGTTGGGAGCACTTTCATAGTACTGAGACAAGAAATAAACTTAGAACGTATGTCACATTGTTTTTTTGGGGCGTTGCTTGGGGGGCAACAGTTTTTATAGGGTGGCATTACAAATGCCATTAAGAAACTGTCAATAGCTCCTTCCAACTGGTTGTATATCTGTTGGACCTCAAATCCTGCCGCATGTGCCAGTCCGCCGTCAGCTGCTCGGCCGCGGTGCGCAGCGTGCCGCGGCCCCAATCCCTGTTGATCCGGTCCATGGCGGCCATCAGCCGCGCGCGGCGCGGGTCCGGCGGCGCGGCGAACAGGTCAGATTGCTGCACCGCTTCGTCGCCGATCTCTAGCAGCATTACCCCCGCTTTGTGATAGCGGAAGCCGGGCCGGTAGACGTGGCGCAGGCCGGCCAGCGCCGCTTTGGTGATCAGCAGCGTGTCGCTGCTCGGCTGGACAAGCGGCACGACGATATAGGGCCGGTATTGCGGCTCATCCGAAAACGGGCTGGTCATGATCTGCACCGCCACGAGCTTGGCCGCGCTGTGCTGCTGGCGCAGCTTCTCGGCGCCGCGGGTGGCATGGTGAGCGACGGAGGCGGCGAGGGTGGCCAGGTCGGTGACTTTCTCGCTGAATGATCTGCTGGCGATGATCTGTTGCTTGGCCGGCGCTACGTCCTCCAGCGCCAGGCAGCTGACGCCGTTCAGTTCCTGTACTGTCCGCTCAACCACGACGCTGAACTGCCGCTTGATGCGGCGCGGGTCGGCGCGCTTGAGCTGCAGCGCGGTGGTGATGCCCATCGAGCCCAGCTTCTCGGTCAGCCGGCCGCCGATTCCCCACACATCCCCAACGGGCATTTGCCCCATCAGCTCGTCGGCCTCTGCCGCGCTCAGCCAGTCCCACGCGAACACGCCGCCCCATTCGGCGCGCTTCTTCGCCACGCGGTTTGCCAACTTGGCCATGGTCTTCGACGTGCCGAACCCGACGCAGGTAGGGATGCCGACTCGCTGCAACACCGCTTGCCGGATGCGGTGGCCGTGGTCGTCCAGATCCTGTATGCCGTCCATCGCCAGGAAGCATTCGTCGATTGAGTAGACTTCCTGCTCGGCGGCGAACTCTGACAGCACGCGCATCATGCGGTGGCTCATGTCGCCGTAGAGCGCGTAGTTCGAACTGAACACCGCCACCTTGTGTCGCCGGCAGAGCCCGGCAATCTCGAAGAAGGGGCCGAACATTTTCAGGCCCAACGCCTTGGCCTCCGCGCTGGCGGCGACGACGCAGCCGTCGTTGTTGCTCAGCACGACTATAGGACGGCCGGCGAGGTCGGGGCGGAACACCCGCTCGCAACTGGCGTAGAAGCTGTTCCCATCGACCAGGGCGAACATCAGCGGAACCGTTTCACGCAGCCGCGCACCACGCCCCAGACCTCCAGCTCCTGGCCATCGGCCAGCTTGATGGGCGGGTATGCCGGGTTCTCGGCGATCAGCGCGCAACGGCCGCGCAGGTTGTGAAGGCGCTTGACGGTGAACTCGCCGTCGATGACGGCGATCACGATGTCGCCATGATTTGCGGTCAGCCCTTTGTCCACTACCAGCAGATCCCCTTCATCGATGCCGGCACCGCGCATGGAGTCGCCGCGGACGCGGACGAGGAACGTCGCGGCCGGGTCGCTGATCAGGTAGCCGTCTAGGCTGATGGCGTCGTCGAGGTAGTCATCAGCCGGGGAGGGGAAGCCGGCGCGCACCGGGGCGGCGGCCACGGGCAGCAGCAGGCCTCCGGTGGCTTGCCGGCTAGATGGATGTGAAATCAT